GAAGCTGCTACACTGGAAAGTTTTTTTGAGTTAGTAGAAAGATATAAACAAGAAGACATCAGCACAATAGAAGTTAAAAGACCAGAAACACCATACTCTGATGGTCCACCATGTGTAGAACTTATGGCGCAAAACAAAGTTACAGAAGGTGGTAGAAACAATGCATTGTTTCATTATGGTGTGTATGCAAAATCTAAATGGCCGGAAAATTGGAAAACAAAATTAATATTATTTAATGAGTCTGCAATGGCACAACCATTGTCAGATATAGAAGTAAATATAATAACAAAACAACACGAGAAAAAAGATTGGGGATATAAATGTAATGATCAACCTATGTGTAGCTTGTGTGATAAAAAATTATGTAAGACTAGAAAGTTTGGTATAGGTCAAGAAATAACTTTTCCTAATCTTACAGATTTACAAGTCGTAGCGTTAGAAGAACCATACTATTACATGAACGTTGATGGCGATAGATTATATCTTGACTCTGCAAAACATTTAACAAATCAAAGTCTATTTCAAGAAGAGTGTGTTAAACAATTAAGATTTAATCCACCAACTCTAAAAACAAACGATTGGAAAAAACTTACAAATATATTATTAGAAAATGCAGAGGTAACAGAACCTGCAGAAGGCACAGGCACAAAAGACATATTAAAAAATTATTTAGAAGATTATTGTGTAAATAGAATACAAAAAGATGATTACGAAGATTTAAAAAATGGTGGTACATATACCAAAGAAGGTTATCACCATTTTGTATTTGATAACTTTTTTCACAACTATCTTTCAAGAAAACATTGGAAGGTGCCATACCAAAGAACATCACAAATGTTAAAAGATAATTTAAACTGTACAACTAAACGTGTAGGAAAACACAAACTATCCGTATTTGTTGTATCTAGATTTGATAAAAAAGAAGAAACATATAAGCCAAAACCATTTAAGAAAGATAACTATTAATGAGAACAATAATATATGGACCACCAGGCACAGGTAAAACACATACTCTGTTGCAACATATAGAAAAATTTTTAGAGACAACAGAGCCTGATAAAATTGGATATTTTACATTTAGTAAGAACGCTGCAATAGAAGGAAAAGAAAGAGCTGCAGTTAAATTTAGATTATCTCTATTAGATGATCTACCATACTTTCAAACTCTACACTCATTTTGTTTTAATCAACTTGGTTTAAGTAAAGATCAGGTTATGAAAGAAAAACATTACAAAGAGCTAGGAGAAAAAATGGGATTAGAAATAGAGGGCACACAACAAGATGAAGATCACGACAGTGTATTTTATTCTAAAAATCCATACATACAATTAATAAATATAGCACGATCAAAAGAAATAGATCCTGTAAAATATTATCATCTTACAGATAATCAACAGGTGTCGTTAAACAAATTAAAAATCATATCAGAGGAATTACAAAGATACAAAACAGAACATGGTTTAGTTGATTTTCCTGACATGATAGAAAAATTTTTACATGGTGGTGACACACCAAAATTAAGAGTTATGTTTGTAGACGAAGCGCAAGATTTAAGTTTGATACAATGGAAGTTAGTTAGAAGAATAGAAGAGTCTTCCACAGATTCTTTTATTGCAGGTGATGATGATCAGGGTATTTACAAATGGAATGGTGCACACGTAAATACATTTATAAATTTAGAAGGCACAAGAGAAATATTAGAACAATCACATAGGGTGCCACAAAAACCTTTTGAACTTGCGAACAAAATTATTAATAAAGTTAAAAACAGAGTAAGTAAAAAATATTATCCAAAAGAAAAAGAGGGATCTGTAAGACGTTGTCAAAGTCTACATGAAATAGATTTTACAAAAGGTGAATGGTTAGTGTTAGCTACAGCAAACTATATGTTAAGTGATATAGGTGATGTACTAGATGAGAAAGGATTGTATTGGCAAAGAAGAAAAGCAACACCAAGAGTTAAAAACATATATGAAATTATACAGAAGTGGGATGAATTAAAAACAGGTATACCTATGCATTTTAATGATTGTAAAAAAATATTTAATAAAATGAATAAAAACTGGGACAAGAAATTATTTAAAGCTATGGTTAAGGATCAATTCTATAGCATTGATGATTTAAAAGAAAAATATGGTTTACAAACAGAAGCAGATTGGCAAGAGGCACTAGATGAATTAGGCGACGAAGATATAAAAAAAATAACAAAACTAATGAAGACAGGTGAAGATTTAACTAGAAACCCAAGAATAAGTATTTCTACAATACATGGAGTAAAAGGTAATGAAAGAGAGAATGTAGTTGTAACAACAGACTTGTCTAATGCAGCGTTCATTGACTATGAAAAAAATCCAGATGATACACACAGACTATTTTATGTTGCATGCACAAGAACAGAAAACAATTTATTTATAATCGAACCACAAAGGAAAAAAGCATATGACATCTAAAGTATGGGATAAACAACACGGAGGATCACATTATCAAAAATATAAAATTCAACCTAGCAAGTTTGTAGTTGAGAATGAGTTGCTATACCCAGAGGGGTGTGCTATAAAATACATAATACGTCATCGTGATAAGGGAAAGAAGCAAGACATACTGAAAGCGATACATTTTTTAGAAATGATTATAGAGAGGGATTATGAAACAGATATTTAAACCACAGACTGAGTGGTTACCTCCACAAGATTTTCCTAATCTATTAAAGTACGATGAGATCGCAATTGATTTAGAAACTAAAGATCCTGATCTTAAAACTATGGGCTCAGGTTCTATTACAGGCAGAAGTAAAATAGTTGGAATAGCTGTAGCTGTTGAAGGGTGGTCTGGATATTATCCTATTGCACACGAAGGTGGTGGCAATATGGATATTAGAATGGTTCTAAAGTGGTTTCAAGATGTATTAAATACACCAGCAACAAAGATATTTCACAACGCTATGTATGACGTATGTTTTATTAAAGCTGCAGGACTTAAAATTAATGGACCTATCGTAGATACTATGATTGCTGGCTCTCTCGTGGACGAGAATCGCTTTCGATACGATTTAGGCTCTATGGGTCGTGATTACCTAGGAATAGGCAAAAATGAGGCTGTATTGAAGGAAACAGCAGAGCTTTGGGGTGTAGATCCTAAGTCTGAGATGTACAAATTACCTGCAATGTATGTAGGTGAGTATGCCGAACAAGATGCAAATCTAACTTTAAAACTCTGGCAAGAGATGAAAAAACAAATGTATCACGAAGATGTCGAAGATATATTTAAATTAGAGACCGAACTTTTTCCTTGCCTCGTTGATATGCGTTTTTTAGGAGTGCGTGTAGATACCCAAGCAGCATATAAATTGAAGCAACAATTAATAGAAGAAGAAAAAGAATGCTTACAAAAAGTAAAAAAAGAAACATCAGTAGATGTTCAAATATGGGCTGCACGTTCAATTGAGAAAGTCTTTCAAAAACTGAACCTACCATACGACCTAACTGCCAAAACACATTCTCCATCATTTACTAAAAACTTCCTGCAGAACCATCCACATCCTTTGGTAAAACAGATAGCTCGTGCTAGAGAGATAAATAAATCTCATACTACATTTATTGATACCATACTAAAGCATCAACATAAAGGTAGAATACATGCAGAGATAAATCAGATTAGATCAGATAGTGGTGGTACAGTAACTGGTAGATTTAGTTATAACAATCCAAACTTACAGCAGATACCAGCACGGAACAAGGAACTTGGACCACGGATCAGATCGTTATTCATACCAGAAGAAGGTATGACGTGGGGTTGCTTTGATTACTCACAACAAGAGCCACGTCTTGTTACACACTATGCTAGTCTTGATGGACTCTACGGTGTAGACGAAGTATTAAATTCATACAACGAAGGTGAAGCAGACTTTCACCAGATTGTATCAGACATGGCTAACATACCAAGAGGCCAAGCCAAAACAATTAATCTTGGTTTGTTTTATGGTATGGGTAAAAATAAATTACAAGCAGAACTAGGTGTATCAAAAGAAGATGCTGAAGATTTATTTAGAACGTACCATGACAAAGTCCCTTTTGTAAAAATGTTAATGGAGAGTGTTATGCGTAGAGCCCAGGACAAAGGTCGTGTTAGAACTTTACTAGGTCGTAGATGTAGATTTAATTTATGGGAGCCCAATCAGTTTGGGATTCATAAAGCATTGCCACACGAAGAAGCGCTCGCGGAACACGGACCAGGGATCAAACGGGCGTTTACTTACAAGGCATTAAATAAATTAATACAAGGATCAGCAGCTGATATGACAAAAAAAGCCATGGTTGATTTATACAAAGAGGGTATCATACCACATATACAGGTTCACGATGAACTTGATATATCAGTAAATAATAATGCAGATAAAATAAAAGAGATTATGGAGTCTGCTGTAGAGTTAGAAGTGCCTAACAAAGTGGACTATGAATCTGGACCAAATTGGGGTACAATAAAGTGAGGTTAAATTATGGCTTATTTAAATGCAAATATACCACCAACTTATGCTCAGATAAGAAGAGAGTATCTTTATGATCTTAAAAAACATCATGGAGAAGTTGAAGACTGCATTGTCTTTGGCATTAGCGCTCTTACAGGTCGCAGCATTTTATGGCATGCTATTATGGAAAATGGTGCAATCTTTTATAGACTACCTATTACAGCGTTTATTCAAAGAGGATTTAAACCCGAAGATGTACCCATACGAAGACTTGATGAACTTCAGCTCTGGAATTGTTTTAGCTATTATCCTTCTGTTCATTCTTGGGATATTTTAGAATCACAAGCTGGCAGATACATAGGAAAAGATAAAAAATGGCACCCAGGTAAATATTTATTTACTGTTGACTTTGCACATCCTGAGTCTAATATACTTGACACTGATCATTCAGAGATTCCGCACGAGCATAAGTGCGCTCACATAATTGCTTTAGATGATGGCAATTTTGCAGCACAACCAAACAATAGATGTATATGGGACATACCATCTTTTACAGTAAAAGATGAAACTCCTGATTGGAAAGTGCAGACATCTGAATGGAATGTAGAAGATAGTAGAGCTTGGCGTACAGAAGATACTGACAAGTTTTTCTATGAAATAGAGGAAAAGAAAAATGATGGATAAATGTAAAAGAATTTGTTGTAAGATTTGGGACAAAATCAAATCTATATTTTGGAAAAAATAGTATGATTGGAGGTTGTTATGGACTACAGGTTCACAGCAATACTTATAATTTTGTTATGTTTATTGGCGGTTTTTGTACGGCCACCACAGCCGTTGAAAATTGATACAAAAGATATTATAATCCCTCCACCAAAACCAAAAGTAAATGAGTAAAAAACCTTTAAATATATCTGAAGAAGCTGCCGTGCAAATGCCAATGAAGACGGTTGCTAGTCTTATAATTATCGTAGCACTCGGAACCATGGGCTATTTTCAAATGATAGAAAGACTAAACATTGCAGACACTCGTATACAGATAATGGAAAAAGATTTACAAGAGAATACAGAGTTTAGAATAAAGTGGCCACGGGGCCAACTTGGATCACTTCCCGCAGATAGCGAGCAATTTATGATGATCGAAGATCTTTATAAGACTACTGAAAAGTTAAACGCACACATAGAAAATATGGCACTAAACAAAGTAAACATAGAATTTTTACGAGGACAAATGGATAAAGTTTTAGTGGATATAGAAAAATTAAAAGACGCAAACAGAGAAATGAAATATACAAACGGGAGCTCACAATGATAGAGACTGTGATAGCTTTACTTATGTTTTGGGACGGAGAGATCAAGGAACACCGTATCCAGGAAAGCATGGCTGCATGTTTACGTGCACGTCGTATAGCCGAGAGAGAGTTTAATCCTAACGTGTCTTACAAGTGTATACGTAGTGAGGCAGAAACAGAAATATACATGGGTGAAAAATCAATCAAAAAACTCCACCTCAAATAAGGTTGCAAAAGAATTAAAAGATAGACGTTATCACCAGCGTGTGGTACGATCTAAGAAAGTTTATGACCGGAAAAAATTTCAAAATAGAAGCAGAGATAGTTAATGGGATCTGCCCCACGTGTGATGAATACACACCATTAGTTGGAATAACAAAACAATTTTATAGATGTCTAACATGTGGCACAGATTTAGAACAAAAAGTAAATGGTGTTATAAGTTATATACCTCACTTAACTAAACAATCATTACAATCTACGATGGAAAAATATTTCGATGGCTAAGCGTAAGTTTACAAACTTTGTACCACGTCCAAAACCTCGTAAACGTCCAGGTAGACATACAAAAAACCTAAATAAATCAAAGAAAAGATCGTATAAAAAATACAACCGACAAGGCCGTTGACAAATACTTTTAAATGACTATCCTATAGTTATGAAAGAAAAAACTATAACAATAAAAACAAACGAAATATCTCAACGACAATACTCAACATTGTTGTTGGAATTAAATATAATGAAACAACAATGGAGATCTTACGGTGTAAACCTACAACTGTCAGCTCCTAGTTTAAAAAAAATCATAGCTTTGGGTACGAGCAATGGATCTGATACTACTAAACGACGGTCTGTATAGTCTGGTATCCGTCACAAAGGAGATGATGGAGGGTGTTGAGATACTTTCCGATGTCAATTGTTTTGATCTCTGTGACATACTACGTTTACATCTGACCACGTATCACGAACCATGGAATGTACACGTAATGAAGGATGACAGTGGAACTTTTTTTGGCTGTATTTGTAAGTAGTATACCATTATTGATAGCTGTTCTAATGCTACGAATGTGGGATCAAGAAACACCTACCCTAAAGAGGGATAAAAATAAGGGTAGGTAATGGTGAGAAGATTCTAGCGATTACCATAATTTAGACACATTGTCAAATACTAGGCTTTTCTGGTGTGCAGTAGAACTTGATGTACATGTTGTATTGATTAACTTCTGCTCTGCCTATCTCTCTCATTTTTTTAGCAGATTCCTCGTAACCAAACATTAGGCAATCGTATTGAGTATCAAATTTATCTGGCCATTTATACGGCTCTATGCAGGTGCCCATAACCTGCGAACAAATTAATAAACTTAATAATATTTTCATTGACAATCCTATAAAATCACCTATATATGGGTTATTAATATGAAAGGAAACACGCATGACAGACATGAGTAAATATAAAAATGTTTCACTGACAAAAGAAACATATGCTATTTTAGATAAACTATCAAAGGTATTATTGCCCGATGCAAAGTTGTCGGTTGCAAAAACTATTGAGTCGTTAGCAAATGAGAAAGCGAGAAAACTAAATGGCAAAATTAAAAAAAGGTAGAATCAAAGTTCACATTTGTGAAACATGCCATGGTAATGGGTATGTCAGGGTTGCAAAAATTGATGGTGACCCTGCTTTAGATTTTAGAGATAGAAGCGAAGTTCACCAATGTTGGGATTGCGATTCGGAGGGAGAATTTTATGAGACAGTTGATGATAATCTTATTGATGACGGTCCTTCTAACAAGTTGCACTAAACTAGAGTTTGATGGATTCGATCCGACAACTGCAACAGTAAGATGGTTGATGAAACAAGATGCAAGAAACTGATATAGCATACATAGCAGGACTCTTTGATGGTGAGGGTAATATCTATCATAAAAAAGTAATGAAGAGGAGAAGACCGATAGAGAAAGCCTACCCAACTTGGGAGGTTCGTATGGAGATAAGCATGACCGAGAGATCTATCGTACACTGGGTACATGAGACCTTGGGTGTCGGTACGTTTGCAAAGAAACCACCGGGCAGAGGACAGCTAGGTCGTAAGATGCAATACAGATGGAGATGTGGATATAGAGATGCATACTATGTCTGTAAACTACTATGGCCTTTCATCCATGTAAAACTACCTAAGATTCAAAAAATCATAGATCACTATGCAGGACACGAGGTAGAAGATAAAATAATAAGTTTGAAGGAGTATAAGAAATGGCGAAAAAAATAGATATAAGATACATAGCAGGTTTCTTTGATGGTGAGGGTTGTATAACTTTTTCTAAGATTATGAAATATAATCCCATGATGAAAAGACGCTACCCATGCACTACGATTAGAATGGAGGCTACCAACACTGATTTTAAAATAATGAAAGATGTATTTGGTTATTTTAAGATAGGTCATCTTATAAAAATTAAACCACGTAAAAAAGGTTATAAAAAACAATTACGTTGGCAACTGACTCACAGACAAGCTGAGAAAGTTATAAGACGTCTATTGCCTTATATGCGTGAAAAGAATAAAATCAAACAGGCTAAAAAAGTTATAAAATATTATGATAGAAGGGATGCAGCATGATGTTAAAATTTTATTTATGGGTGATGGGTTGGTCCGGTGCGATCAACAGTTGGGCGTGGCGTAAACAAGCGGCCATCGTTCGAGAAAAGAATAGAAAAGAAGAAGAGGACTATCTCCGGGAGCTAAAGAATAAACTATGACACCAGGTCAAGCGTTAGGAATGTTATTTGTAGGTGTAATGGCCTTATCAATAGGAGGTGCGGTAGCCTTTTTGATATTAAGAAAGGTGTATCGAAGCATACATAAATCTAAAAAAAGGTTTGATGATTTAGAATGATGGAGGAAAAAGACTTGTTAGAATACGAAAACATTGGGCGAAGGATCAAGCGCAACGACAAGTATACCTATGTTGACTCCACACGGATCGAGGACCACGGAACACGGCTCTATGATGTAAATGGTGCTAGACTTCCAAGCGTTACTACGATATTAGGCAAAACCAAAAATCAACAATTTCTAAAAGACTGGAAGGCCAAAGTTGGAGAACAAGAAGCAGAGCGAATCAAGAATGTATCTAGTAGTCGGGGGACATCTATGCACAAATTCCTGGAAAACTATATCACAGGAGTGGGCTACGATGATCTTACAGCACTCGGACAGGAGGCGAAAGCCATGGCCGAAAAAGTTATTGATGTGGGTCTCACACCTGTGGAAGAATACTATGGGTCGGAAGTTACGTTATACTATCCGGGTCTTTACGCAGGTTCGACAGACCTTGTCTGTCTACATAACAATCTTGAAACTGTTGTTGACTTCAAGCAGGCCAATCGTCCGAAGAAGAAAGAATGGATCGAAGATTATTATCTGCAAATCGCAGCATACGCCATGGCACATGACTACGTTCACCAATCAAACATTGAACAAGGAGTTATCATGGTATGCACGCCTGACCTATATTATCAAGAATTTGTCGTAAATGGGGCAGAATTAAGGCGCTATAAACATAAGTTTTTGAAGA